TTATGGAGAATGGACACCTTATGGTGATGCTAATCTTGTTGCTTGGTATAAAAACAAAACAGGAATCACTTTAAATGGTTCAGATGTTAGTGTTTGGGCTGACAGTTCTCGTAATAGTTTTGATATGCAACAAGCTACTGCAACAGAACAGCCTGCCTATAATGCTTCAACAGGTGCTTTGACTTTTGTTCCTGCTGATTCTAATAATCTTCAAACTTTAGGTCAAATCTCTTTAACTGGAGCATTTACTATTGGTATGAGAGTTAATATGCTTGCAGCAGGTGGAGTTCCTTTAGCTGACAATACTACTGTTGGAGAATTTATCAAATATACTACTAGTAGTCAAATGAGGATTAAAATAGATAATTCTCAGGTTGATATAACTTTGAATGGTGGTAATACTTTTGGTGATGATTTTTTAGTTATTACTAGAGATGAATCAAACAAAATTACATTACACTTAGATGGTGAACCTCAAACAGATACTGAAACACTTTCAGGAACAGCAGACATAGATGCAATAGGTGTTAGAAGAACTGATACAAATCCTTTTAATGGAACAATAAAAGAAATACAAATCTATTCTACAACTAATGCAACTCTTACTGCTAACGTAAATGATTATCTAGAAAACTTATAATATGGAAAATATTTTATCAATCAATTTAGAAACAACAACAGCTCCAATAATACAGGAGGTACGTGGTAGAGACTACATTGAATACGGTACAGAAGATTGGAGAAATCTTTACCCACAGTTTCTTATTGATTTATACTACAATTCATCTACTCACGCTGCAATTATAAATGCTACTGCTGAGATGATAGCAGGAGAAAATTTAATTTGTACTGATGAAGAAACAAACTTAGACGCTTTTGTAAAGCTTAAAAAGTTTATGAGAAATGCAAACAGCAAAGAATCTTTACATCAAGTAATTAAGAAAGTTGCTTTTGATTTTAAACTTCAAGGAGCTTATGCTATCCACGTAGTATGGAATAGAGAAAGAACAGAAATCGCTGAAATATATCACGTACCTGTTGAGAGGGTAAGAGCAGGTAGACCAAATGAATTTGGCAAAGTAGATACTTATTTTATCTCTGCTGATTGGGCAAACACTAGAACAAACAAGCCATATCCTATTGCTGCTTTTAACACTAATGACAGGACTTCAGGTAGTCAATTAATTTACACTGGTGCTTACTCACCTAATATGGATGTATATCATACACCTGATTACATAGCTGCAAACAACTGGGCATTAGTAGACCAAAGAGTTGCAGAGTTTCACCTTAATAACATAGAAAATGGATTTAGTGGTAGTTATTTTATTTCTTTTGCCAATGGAGTACCAACTCAAGAAGAAAGATTCCAAATAGAACAAAGTCTTACTGATAAATTTACAGGAGCAAAGAACTCTGGGAAATTTATTTTGACTTTCTCAGATGACAGAACAAGAACACCTGAAATAACACCAATCAGCGTATCTGATGCAGACAAACAATATTTAGCATTACAGGAACTTTTAGTACAGAACATCCTCACAGGCCATAGGGTGACTTCTAAGACACTTATGGGTATTGACAGTACTAATGGCTTCTCAAGCAATACAGACGAGCTTATAAACGCTGCAAACTTTTACTTAAATACAGTAGTAAGACCATTCCAATTAAACATACTAGACACTTTACAAACAATATTCTCTGTAAACAATATGGACTTAGAAGTTGAATTTGTACAGTTAAAACCTATTACAGTACAATTTGATTCTAAAACTGTTAGAGAAGTAATGACAACTGACGAGATTAGAGAATCATTAGGGCTAGAGCCATTAGGTGATGAGGCAACAGTTGAGCAAGAAGTAAAATTTGCCAAAGTGGGTATGATTGATGGAGAGCCTGTTTTTAGTACAATACAAGAAGCTGAAGAACACGCTAAGACAAAAGGTTGCGTTGGTTATCACGAACACGAATTAGAAGGCAAAACAGTCTATATGGCTTGTGACGGACACGCTGAAGCAACTGAGCTTTCTAAGTTTATTGCTGAATTTGGTGAGGATATTCCTGAAGGTTGGGAAATGATAGATGATGAAATAGTAGACGGTGAACATCAGGACTTTGACTTTGAAGCAGAATTAAATAAAATAGCAACAGAAAAATTCGACTTTGTAAGAACTGGTAGAGCAAATCCAAATGTAAGAAGTGAGCAAGATGGATTAAATAAAGCAGGTGATAAGTTCTTTAAAGTACGATACGTTTACACCAAAAATAATTCTGTACCTGGTGATGGTGAAACAAGAAGCTTTTGTAAGTTAATGATGGCTACAAAAAAAGTTTACAGAAAAGAGGATATTCTTAGAATGTCTAATATACCTGTTAATCCAGGTTGGGGACCTCGTGGAGCAGATACTTATTCTTGCTGGCTCTACAAAGGAGGCGGAAACTGCCACCACTACTGGAAGCGTAGAATTTTCCAAGCTCCTGCAAGTGATGAAGGGTTTGTAGTTTATCCTGATAATATTACAACAGACAAAATTGTTACAGCAACTAAAGCAAGAAGCGAAGGATTTACAATTAAAAGAAATGATAGTCTAGTAGCAAGAGCGCCTAAGACTATGACAAACGAAGGATTTTTACCAAGATAATTATGGCATACGTATTATTTATATCAGAAGAGAAGCTTAAGTCAAGCACTGCACTTAACCTCAATATTTCAACCGATTTGCTCTTACCTTACGTAAGACAGGCACAGAAACTGTATGTAGAAACAAAGCTAGGAACTGACCTAACTCAAAAGCTTAAAGATGAAATTGTAGCAGGAACTCTAGCAGGAGCTTATAAGACTTTAGTAGATGAATATGTTGGTGATATGCTTCCGAACTGGGCATTTTACCACGCAATCCCTTTCCTTCGTTTTAAAATAGAGAATGGAAATATATATAGCAAAACCTCAGAAACAGGAACAGCACTTAGTACAGAAGAAGCACAACATCTTAGAGAGGAGGTTAGAAATACTGCTGAGTATTACACAGAAAGATTAATACAGTATGTAAAGAACAACATAAGTAGTTTCCCAGAGTACAACACAAATTCTGGAGCAGATGTTGATCCTGATGATAATGCCTACTATAATGGTATGAATCTTGAAAGACCAATGCAACAAGGAACAAAACTTACATTAAGAAACTTTTTAAGTGCATCAGATTAATGAAGAAATACTATAAAACAAAAACAACTAACATAACTAAGCTAAAATCCTACTTGGATAAAAAGCCAAAACAAAATAACAATGACAGACCTAAGAGACACAATACAAGTAGGACTAGCTAACGGTTCAGCTATTGGATTTAGTATAACAGATTGTAATGAAGTATTGACTTTCATTTCACTTGTACTAGCAATAGCATTTACTATCTATAAATTTTTTATCTATGAAAAAAAGAAAGCTCAATAGTAAAAACCCTAAATATTTTAAAAAAGATGAAAGCTCTGTTAAAGTTCGTAAGGAATTTGTTAGAGAAGTTAAAGGTGTTAAAATCTACAAAGCCTATTTTGAGTAAAATCAATTTACTTATTATTCGTGATACATTTACTGAAGAATCAACTATTGGTAAGTTATATATCAATGGTGAATTCTTTTGTGACACCTTAGAAAACCCTTGGAAAAATAATGTTAGAAATATATCTTGTATTCCTGACGGTGTATATGATGTTCGGTTAAGATTACCAAGAGAAAGTGCATCAAGAGACTATTTACACTTATTAGTAAAAGAAGTACCTAATAGAGATTACATTCTTTTTCATAGGGGTAATACATCAGCTGATACGAGCGGCTGTATTCTAGTAGGACAATCTCGTGAACAAGACCGTGTTAATAATTCAAGATTGGCTATGGATTTAGTAATCAAAGAAATAATTAATTTAGGCGGAGAAAATATTAATTTAATAATCAAAAATAAATAAAATGGAAAAGTTTTTACAGAAGTACCTTATCGGAAAAATGTTAAAGTCAAAGAAATTTTGGTATGCAATCAGTTCAGTAGTAGTACCTGCTCTTGTTACTTATTTAGGAGTAGACGAAGCAACTGCTAAGGATTTATACTATGCTATCCTTACGCTAATTGTTGGTCAAGGAATTGCAGACGTTGCAAAAAAATAAAAAGGTAGGAAAAAGATTAAGACTGTCTCCTGATGAAGTTGAGTTAATCAATGAATTCAGAGGACAGGACTTAATTAATGTCAATGGTAATACTGCTCTTGATATACATCTTGCAGAGAGAGGTATAGATAAAAAAGATATAGTAAGTGTTAAACATTGGCAAAGTATGTCAGGAGAGTTACGATTTTCTATTGTAACTAAAGAACAATATGGTGCAGAACAAACTGATCTACTTAAAGACATTAAAAATCTTATAGATAAACACGCACCAACATACCCTAAAATAGAAAGAACTAAAGGTGAGAATCTTTTAGTTATTAATCCTGCTGATATTCATATAGGAAAACTTGCAGTAGCACTTGAAACAGGTGATGAATATAATACTCAAATTGCTTATGATAGGGTCTTAGAAGGTGTTACAGGGCTTTTAAGCAAAGCAAATGGTTTTAATATAGAAAGAGTTTTATTTTGTGTAGGTAATGACATACTACATATAGACAATGTTTATAATCAAACCACAGCAGGAACTAGACAAGATGTCAATGGTAAATGGTGGCAACACTTTGAAGTAGCATTAGATTTATATGTTAAATGTATTGAAACTCTAAGACAAGTAGCTCCTGTTGATGTTGTTCATTCTATGAGTAATCACGATTATCAAAGTGGCTTTCATTTAGCTCACGCTTTGAAATCTTGGTTTAGAAAAGCAAAAGACATTACTTTTGATATTAGTGTAGCTCACAGAAAGTATTATAAATATGGTAGTAATTTAATTGGGTTAGAACACGGAGACGGAGCTAAGATGGATAACCTACCTATGCTAATGGCTAATGAAAGACCTAATGAATGGTCAGAAACCAAATATAGATATTGGTACTTACATCACTTACACCATAAAGTAAAACACAAATGGAGAGATGCAAAAGACT